AAGAAGAAGTAAAAGCTGAAGAAGTTCCTGAAGAAGATGATAGTAAGCTTACTGGAGAAGAAAAATCTTTTAAGAAAAGATACGGTGATTTAAGACGCCATATGAATGAAAAAGAAAAATCTTGGAAGGAAAAGTTTGAGGTACTTGAAGAACGTCTTAGTAATGAAGTAATTGCACCACCTAAGTCTGATGAAGATATAGCAGCATGGGCAGAAAAATATCCTGATGTAGCTGGAATAGTAGAAACTATTGCACAAAAAAAAGCACAGGAGTTATTTAGTAAGACAGAAAATAGAATTAAAGAGCTTGATGAAGTACAAAGTGAGGCTATTAGAACTAAAGCTGAAAATGTAATTCGAGAAAGTCACTCTGACTTTGACAAGCTAAGAGAAGCAGATGAGTTTCACAACTGGGTAGATGAACAACCTAAGTGGGTTCAGAATGCTTTATATGAAAACGCTGATGATCCAGCTTCTGTAGTACGTGTTATAGATCTTTATAAAGTAGATAAAGGTTTAACTACTAAAGATAAGAAAGCTAAATCTAAAGCTGCTGCCTCTATGGTAAGCAAAGGTTCTAAAACTAAGGTAGACGCAGATGACTCTAGTAATAGTATTAAAGAGTCTGATGTAGCAAAAATGTCTAACCGTGAGTTTGAAGAGAAATCGGAAGAAATTACCCAAGCAATGCGCTCAGGTAAATTTATTTACGATGTATCGGGCAATGCTCGGTAATAAGCTGTTGACAAATAAAAAATTAACAGTATAACTAGGGATAATAAACAAAGCCCCTTTTAGGACAACCTCTGTTTATTATTCAAACCCAATAAGTCTAAACAATAAAAGAAGAACTACCTGCCAAGTATAGGCCCGATAGTTTTTAAGTAGGCCAACTTAAAGATTACTCGCACCCTAGAAAATGTCAGCCTCTCTGTCATTATGTTTAGCTACTAGCCAAACATCCAAGGAGGACATAATCATGGCTTTTACAACCGCAGCAGGTTATGGGAATCTACCTAACGGTAATTTTAGTCCTGTAATCTATTCTAAAAAAGTACAACTTGCGTTTCGCAAGAGTACTGTTGTGGGTGATATAACTAACTCTGACTATTTCGGAGAGATAGCTGCTCAAGGTGATACAGTCAAAATCATCAAAGAGCCAGAAATTTCTGTTAGTTCATACGCCCGTGGCACAACTGTTACAGCACAAGATCTTGACGATGAAGACTTTTCACTTGTAGTCGATAAAGCAAACTACTTTGCTTTTAAAATGGACGACATTGAGGAAGCTCATTCACACGTTAACTTCATGCAGCTTGCAACAGATCGTGCTGCATATCGTTTAGCAGATCAGTACGACCAAGAAGTTCTTGGCTACTTATCAGGCTTTAAGCAATCAGCTCTGCACTCTTCTGCTGACACAGTAAACTCCACTACAAGTGGTACTGTTGCTGTTTCTACTGCAGGTACAGACGAATTGCTTGATAGCATGAAACTGCAAAAAGGTGACTTTGGTAACATTACCACAAGTTCCGCAGGAGCACACTCAATTCCGATTGCTGCTCGATTACCTGGTGCAACTGCACTTCCAACAGCGACTGCTTCACCTCTTATGGTAGTAGCTCGTATGGCTCGTTTGCTTGATCAACAACAAGTTGATACAGCAGGTCGTTGGCTTGTAGTAGATCCAGTGTTCATGGAAATCTTGCGAGACGAAGATTCACGTCTTCATAATGCAGACTTCGGTGAGTCAGGAAGTATACGTAACGGACTAGCTGTCAATAATCTTGGTGGTTTCCGTCTGTATGTTTCTAGTAACCTACCATCAGTTGGCACAGGTCCAGGTACTACAGGTACTGCAAACCAAATTGCTAATTATGGTGTTATCGTAGCTGGACATGACTCAGCTATAGCAACCGCAGAACAGATCAATAAAACAGAAACCTACAGAGATCCTGATAGCTTTGCTGATATTGTTCGTGGGATGCATTTGTACGGCAGAAAGGTACTTCGTCCAGAAGCTATCACTGTTGCACAATACAACGCAGCGTAAGGGAGGTTTAATAAATGGCTACTATTACTTCATTATTGTTACCTGCACATGGAAGTTCACAACGTGGACGTTCACCGTACATGGTACAAAAAACTATTGACCTAACTGCACAGGCTATTGACTGTTCATCTGGTGATGTAGTTCAATGCCTTACTATTCCTGCCAACACACGAGTAATTCATGCTGGTTTTCAAGTTGTAACTTCTGCAACTATGAACACAGGTACGAATGCTACGGCAACACTTGGTGCAGCAGATGCTGACGAATTTGTTGCTGCATTCGATATTGATGGTGCTTCTGATGGTGCTTATGCTCCTTCAGCTACTCCAGCAGCAGACGTTACTCTTGCCTCTGCAGATACACTAGACCTGACTTTTGCAGGTGATGGTGCTACATTCTCAGCAGGTAAGATTCGTGTTTACGCTTGGATGGTTGACGTTAGTGATCAAGGCGACTCTTCTCCAGTAGAAGTTGATCGAGACTTGCTCGCATAAATGTTTAATGAGGGGGCAGGGAAACTTGCCCCTTCTATTATATAGGAATTATAAATGGCTGAAACATATCTTACATTGACTAATAAAGTAATAGCTAATTTAAATGAGGTTGCATTAACTTCATCAAATTTTTCTAGTGCACGAGGTATACAAATACAATGTCAAAACGCTATAAATGAAGCTATTAGGTATATCAATCAAAAAGATTTTAATTATCCTTTTAATCATGCAACTGCTACAAAAACATTAACAGCAGGAGTTGTTAGATATACAGCACCTACTTCTACTAAATTAATAGATTATAACACTGTTAGACTTGTTAAAGATTCTACTTTAGGAAACTCAGGTTATAAACTAATACAAATGAATTATAACCATTATATAGATAAACACGTAGATCAAGAAGATGAAATAGATACAACTACTTTAAATGGTTCACATACTGACTCTGTAACAACTATAACCGTTGTAAGTACTTCAGGTTTTGACAGTAGTGGTACTTTATATATTGGAAATGAAATAGTTACTTATACAGGTACTTCTAGTACTACATTTACAGGAGTTACTAGAGGTGCATCTAGTACAACTGCTGCAGCACATTCTAGTGGTGTAACTGTAGCTCAGTTTGATAAAGGTGGTATACCAACACATATTATTAGAACACCTGATAATAATTATTTAATTTACCCATACCCTTTAAAATCTTATAATATAAAATTTGATTATTATACATTTGCTTCTGATCTATCTGCACATGATGATACAACAACTATTCCTGATAGATTTAGTTATGTTATTGTAACTGGAGCTACTGCTTTTGTTTATCAATACAGAGGTGAAACAGATCAATATCAATTAAATATGCAAAGATTTGAACAAGGCATAAAAAATATGCAAACTTTATTAGTTAATAGGTTTGAATATTTAAGATCAACATATCCTTTAGGCCGTTCAAATAATGTTAAATTAACTGCAATAAGAGTTTCTTAAATGCCAGATAGTTCTAAAGTAAATCCTGTAGCATTTAATTGTGAGGGAGGTTTAATTTTAAATAGATCTACCTTTTTAATGCAACCTGGGGAAGCGTTAGAATTACAAAACTTTGAACCTGATATTGGTGGTGGATACAGAAGAATAAGTGGTTTTAAAAAATACGTTAACCATATAGTCCCTCAAACGTCTGCTTCTTCTGAAGCTATATTAATGAGTACTGTATTTTCTAATAAAGTACTAGCAGCTAGAGGTGAAAAAATATGGAGTTCTGCATCTACAACTGTATCTACTGCTATAGCTTCAGGAACAGGTATGACAGGTTCAAGTACACTAACTGTTGCTAGTACTTCAGGGTTTTCATCTAGTGGTACGTTACAGATAAGTAGTGAAATATTTACATATACAGGTGTAACATCTACTACCTTTACAGGTGTGACAAGAGCAACTTCTAGTACATCTGCTGCTGACCATGCTGTAAAAGATATTGTTTCTGAAAGTTGGACTGTAAGAGATACAGGAAGAACAAATGCAGCAAAGTATTCTTTTGAAAAATTTAACTTTGACGGCAATGATAAAATAATTGTAGTTGATCAAACTAATGCACCTACAGTTTTTAATACTTCTTTATCTGCTACGGATGTAAGTGAAAGCAGTGTTGCTGGTGCTAAACACGTAACTTCATTTAAAGGACATATGTTTTATTCAGGTATGTCTAGTACACCTGAAGAATTAGTATTTAGTCAACCTTTTGATGAAGATGCTTTTAATAGTGGATCAGGTGCAGGTAGTATTAAAGTAGATGACACTATTGTAGGAATGAAAACATTCCGTGAAGATTTATTTATATTTTGTGAAAATAGAATATTTAAATTATCAGGTACATCTTCCGCAAACTTTGCTATAAGCCCTGTAACTAGAAACATTGGGTGTGTAAATGGTAACACGATACAGGAATTTGCTGGTGATTTAATATTTCTTGGACCTGATGGTTTACGTACTGTTGCAGGTACAGCTAGAATTGGTGACGTAGAATTAGGTACAATTAGTAAAAACGTACAACCTTTATTTGATGAACAAATTATTAATTCTTCAATCTTTGAAAGTGTTGTAATACCAGATAAAACTCAATACAGAATACTCTTTTCAAAAGATGGTCAAGCACAAACTTTAACAAAAGGTGTTATTTGTGTAAGAAAAGGAGAATCTTATGAGTTCTCTGAAACAAGAGGTATAAAACCTTCTTGTACTGATACTATTGTTGACACAGGTGACGTTATAGTATTACATGGAGATTTTTCTGGTTATATAAATAGACAAGAAGTGGGTAATGACTTTGATGGTACTGTTATATCTGGTAAATATAGAAGTCCAGATTTAAGTTTTAATGACCTAGGCGTCAGAAAACATATGCAAAGAGTAATAATTAATTATAAACCTGAATCAGCTATTGACGCAGATTTATTTTTAAGGTATGATCAGGAATCAGCAGATTCACCTAGACCTGCTGCATATCCATTAGATTCATCAAGCGTTGCTGCTCAGTATGCAGTAGCTACATACGGTAGTGGTGGTACTTACGGAGGAACATCACAACCTTCAATTAGACAGTCTGTAGAAGGATCAGGTTTTACTGTAGCATTAAGAGTAAATGATGGGGGTACTACTGCCCCATATTCTCTTAAAGGTTTTCAGTTAGAGTATCAAATAGGAGCGAGAAGATAAATGGGTGCTACATATACAAGACAATCATCTTATGCTGATGGCGATGTAATTACCGCAGCACATACTAATGATGAATTTAATCAGTTACTAGCTGCTTTCCAAGCAAGCACAGGGCATACACACGATGGTACAGCCAATGAAGGTGGACCTATAACTAAGTTATTAGGTACATCTATTACTATTGGTGATGCTACATCAGGTACAGATATAACTGTAACCTTTGATGGTGAATCAAATGATGGTGTCCTTAAGTGGATGGAAGATGAAGATTACTTTGAGTTTTCTGATGATATACTTGTAGCCTCTACAGAAAAAATACAGTTCCGTGATACAGCAATCTACATTAACTCTTCTACAGATGGACAGCTTGATCTTGTAGCTGACACAGAAATACAGATAGCAGCTACTACTATAGATATAAATGGTAACGTAGATGTATCTGGAACATTAACAGTTGCAGGTGCTGTAGACTTTGGTGACGCTGCTCTTTCAAATGTAGGTGCAGTTCAACTTGACTCTATAGCTGGTGACGGAGACACAAACACTAGTATTACATTTAGTGGTTCAGATGTTATTACTGTAGCAACAGGTGGTACTACATCTTTTACCGTAGATGCAAGTCAAAACATTTTAATGAGTGCAGCAAAAAAAGTTCAGTTCCGTGACAGTGCTATTTCTATTCACTCAAGTGCAGATGGTCAAATGGACATTGCTGCTGACTCAGAAGTACAAATAGATACAGCTACATTAGATATAAATGCATCAAATGGTACAGTTATGACTGGAGGAATGGCACTTACTGGTAATGCTGTATTTGGTTCAGATGTAGACATAGCAGGAGATCTTAATGTTGATGGAACTGTTGATATTGATGCATCTACTATAGATATAGATAGTACATCTACATTAAGCATTGATAATTCAAACACAACAAATGGCATTACTATTGGTACAGCAACCTCTGGTGTACCTATTTCTATTGGTCACAGTACATCTGAAACTACAGTAAATGATAACTTAACTGTTACAGGAGACTTGACTGTTAATGGTACAACTACAACTGTAAACAGTACTACTGTTACTATAGATGATCCTATCTTTACTTTAGGTGGAGACTCTGCTCCGGGATCTGATGATAATAAAGATAGAGGTATTGAGTTTAGATACCACGATGGTTCCTCAGCGAGAGTAGGCTTCTTTGGTTATGATGACAGTGCATCTGCATTTACATTCTTAACTGCTGCTACAAATAGTTCTGAAGTCTTTAGTGGTACAGCAGGTAATGTAACAGCAGGTGTAGGTACGTTTAGTTCACTAGACATCTCAGGTGACATAGATGTAAATGGTACAACCAACCTTGATGTCGTGGACATAGATGGTGCTGTGGATTTTGCATCTACTACAGCTCACGCTGGTAACGCTACATTTGCTGATAATGCAAAGGCTATCTTTGGTGCTGGCTCTGACTTACAGATTTATCACGATGGTAGTCACTCTTATATTTCTGATCAAGGAACTGGAGATTTAAGAGTATTGGCAGGAACTAGTTTTGTTGTAAAAAAAGCAGATGCTTCAGAAAATATGATAACTGCTAACGCTGATGGAGCTGTTGGTTTATCTTATGATGGCTCTGCTAAATTAGCCACAGCTTCTGGCGGTATTTCAATAACTGGCAATGCTTCATTTGCAGATGACGGTAAAGCTTTATTTGGTGCTGGTGATGATTTACAAATTTATCACGATGGTAGTAATTCAAAAATTATTAGTCAAACAGGTTCTTTAACTATTAACGCTAAAACATCTGAAGCCGCTATTAATATTGCTGCTGACGGAGCCGTAACTTTATATCACGATAACGCAGCCAAACTAGCAACAGCTTCTGGTGGTGTTACAGTTACAGGCACAGTGACTAGTGATGGTTTATCTTTAGGTGATTTCACAGATGCTTTAACTATTGGCGACAGTAACGATTTAAGTCTTTACCATGCAAGCGGAAGTGCAACTATAAAAAATGATACTGGTGATTTAACAGTACGCTCAGATAGTTTTCGTGTAAAAAATAATGCAAATAACGAAGAAATGTTTAGTGCGTATGCTGATGGTGCAGTAACGCTATTTCACAACAACGAATCCAAACTTAACACACAGGCCACAGGAATTAATGTAACAGGCACAGTAACATCTGATGGATTAACGGTAGACGGGGCGGCTACGTTTGATTCTGATACTGTTACTATTCAGTCAACAAACACAACTGATCCTGTACTAATCATTAAACAAAAAACATCTGATGGAACTTCTTCACGTTTACACTTTGTTAAAGATGGCGGTAGAAATGGAGCAAATGGTGATGACCTTGCTGAAATAGATTTTATTGGTGACGATGCAGGGCAAAACCAAACTACCTTTGGTAGAATTGAAGCTCTTATAGCCTCTGCTGCTGACGGGTCTGAAGGTGGAAAAATACGGATGCGAGTTGCAACCCATGACGGGGAAATGCAAACGGGTTTTGAAATAATAGACGGCAGTGCTGAAGATGAAATAGATGTAAATATTGCAAACGGAACTTCTTCTTTAACTTCTGTGGCTGGTAACCTAGACGTTGCTGGCAACGCAGTCATTGATGGCACTCTAACAAGTTCTGGTGGACTAGTTCACCAAGGAGATACAAATACCTCACTAGATTTTGGTACTGACCAACAGACATTTTATGTAGGAGGAGTCAGAGCTTTAGATCTTAGTACTAGTGCTGCGGTGTTTAACGAAGGTTCTGCTGATGTAGACTTCAGAGTTGAATCAAATGACAACACCCATATGTTGTTTGTTGACGCTGCTAATGGTAAAATTGGTATAAATCAAACAGAACCATCAAGACAGCTTCATATTACAGACACTATTGCAAACGGTGGTGCTAGTTTAGGATTAACATCGTCTGATAGTTCAACAACTGGGTCAATGGGAATACTTCATTTTGGAAACTCTACTGACAGTTCACTAGCAAGTATTAATGGACTTGCAGATGGTTCAACGTCTGCTGGGGCATTGTTGTTTAAAACAGAAGCCGCTGGTGCCGCTATTGAGGAACGTATGCGTATTAACTCAGTAGGCAGCGTTGGAATCGGAGTAGCTGACGGAGACGTTACAAGTGACGGCACTGCCGCAAGAACCTATGTAGGAATAATAGGAACAGCGAACAGAGGTAGATTAAACATTGGTTCTACTGCATCTAATGGAGCAGATGCAGGTATGCTAGCCTTTACTAACGGTTCTAACGTTCTTGGTTCTATAGTAGTGGATACGGCAGCAGGGGCACAAACTCTAGGAACAATGTATGTGACAAGCACTGGAAACCTCGATATTCGAGCGGCGGCAAACTATGGGGTTATTATTAACGAAGGTTCTGTAGACGCTGACTTCCGCGTTGAGTCTAACGGTAACGCTAATATGCTAGTTGTGGATGGTGGTGATGATAGTGTTCGTGTTGGCGGTGCTTCTGGAGAGTCTGGTGATACTTTTTCAGTTGTAGAATCTGGGGCAAATGTTGTAAACTCAAGATTTCGAAATGGTAACGATGATGCAAATGGTGTAAGAGTAGTATTTGAAAAAGCTAGTGCTAATCCAGCAAATAATGACGAAATAGCACAACTAGATTTTCTGGGTAGGGATAGTGCTGGTAACGCTGAGCTATATGCTGGCATACAATGCTTTATTGATGATGTAACTTCTAGCACAGAAGATGGTATTTTAAGATTTGGCACCATAACTAATTCAACATATAGAAATCGTTTAGATATACTTCCCACTGAAACAGTGTTTAATCAAGATGGAGTATCAATAAATTTCCGTGTTGAAACAGACAATTCTTCAAATACATTTTTTGTTGATGGTGGCAATGATCGTGTTTATGTAGGAGACAATACAGGAACAGATTTATTTTATATTACTGGTAAAGCTGAATCTACAGCAATGGGCATTAAAATAGGAACTAATGGTTATAATGCAATAGAATTTGATAATGCCACAGGGTCACTTGTTGGTCGTATTACTACAAGCTCTGGCTCAACTGCTTATGTTACATCTTCGGATTACAGGCTTAAAGAAAACGTGGCAGACATGACAGGTGCTACAGCTAGACTAAAACAACTAAAACCAAAGAGATTTAATTGGATAAGTGACGACACTAACACACCTCTTGATGGATTCTTAGCACACGAAGTTAGTAGTGTAGTACCAGAAGCGGTTGCTGGTGAGAAGGACGCAGTACATCCTGACGGACATCACGAAGCTGGACAAATAGACCCACAAGGTATTGATCACTCTAAACTTGTACCTTTACTTGTAAAAACCATACAAGAATTAGAAGCTAGAATAACAACATTAGAAGGATAAATAAATGGCACAAACAACAACTTGGAGCGTTAGTAATATGGAACGTAATACCTCAACAGGAGGTGTTGAATTAGTATATTGGAGTTGCATCGTCAGTGACAATGATGAACCTGATTGTGTAGCATCAGATGGCGGTAAACTTAAATGCAATCCCGACCCATCTTCTAGCGATTTTATAGCTTACGCATCACTAAAAGAATCTGATGTTCTTGGATGGGTGCATAGTAGTTTAATTGAGAAAAAAGAAGACGGTTCAAATGAAACTGCTGCTGAAGCTAAAGCTCGTGTTGAGAAAGTACGTCAAGACAAGGTAACCGCAAAAGTAGCTGATAAAGCAGCTAGTTCAACAGGAATGCCTTGGTAAATGTCAGATCTTAAAATTTCTGCAGAAGAGCTAGAAGCTATGCTAGACAGATCAGCTAAACGTGCTTTAGAGAGCATAGGTTTAACGGATGAGAATGCAGCTAAAGATATACAAGAGATGAGATCTTTACTGGATGCGTGGAGAGATACACGTAAGTCTATATGGAATACAACAGTAAGAATACTTACGGTTGCTACACTTACCTTTATAGCTGGTGCAGTCTGGATGACATTTAATGGGGAATAGCTTGTGAGAAAAGTATTAGTATATGGCGGTTGGGCAATATTTATAATTGTTGTATGGCTAATGGCTAAAGAGGTTATGGCTGAAGGTTGTGATAGCACTACTAATTCTAATTGTATAGAGACAAACAGTAACACAAACTCTACAGTTAACTCTAACTTAAATTCTGAGACTACAGTTAAATCACCACCACCTTCAGCTATGTCACCTACCATTAATAACTCTAACTCAGACTTATGTACAGTAGGTGTATCAGGTGCAGTACAGACACAGATACTAGGTTTTTCAGCAGGTGCTACAACTAGAGATATGAACTGTGAAAGACTGAAGAATGCTAAAGTTTTGTATGACATGGGTATGAAGGTTGCTGCTGTATCAGTACTCTGTCAAGACAAAAGAGTGTTTGAATCTATGATGAATGCTGGTACGCCTTGCCCATACGATGGACTTGTAGGTACACCAGCTAAAGAAGCATGGAAGAATAACCCACATCTAATACCTGGTGCTAAGACAGGTAAGAAGGAGGAATGGGATGAAGATACTAAGAGTACAGCTACAGGTGCTGGTGCTGTTGGTGGGCTTTTGTTGGCCCTCTTACTTATCCTCTGACTTAATATACGGTAGAACAGACAATGTAGCTAAAACTAAATACAAATGGGATATGACAAAGGTTCTTCCACCTGAAGCAGGATTACAAGTACAGGGTGTCTTTCATAAGTATACAATTACTAAAGAATCTAACTCTGATGCTATAGTATCTATTACAAATAAAAACTTAAAGGGTTCAGGTAATATATACGAGAGACACGATAACTGGAATCAATTACCTAGTAACACTAAAATAGGATTTGACTTAGTTACACCTTCATTAGGAACATCATGGGGTGAAGGTAACATAGGCGTAACAGGAAAAGCTACACTTAGTGATGTAATCGTAGCATACAACTACAAGTTTGATCCTTGCTTTATACCACTAGCTGACCCTAGCTGCCCAGATTTTAAAGATGCTTTATATAAATACCTGTTAGATAATGGATTACTAGACAATGAACCAGATATAACTGATCCTTATTACGATGAGTGGGTACAATACCAAATGGATCGTAAGACAGAGGAACAGGAAGAAGAAGAGAAAAAAGAACAAGAGGCTAAAGAAG